AGGTTTAGAAAATATAAACATTGATTATTACGACAAAAACGAGACAACACTAGTTAGACCTAGTGATATAATGAAGATAATCCCGTATATTGATAGTTTATTCAACCAAAACAAAATAGTCGTAGGAGACAATCCATTAATGAGATGGAGTATAAATAATACGTACCTAGAACCTAAACAAAATGGTAATTATGTTTACGGCAAAGTTGACCCATTTCGTAGAAAGAATGATTTGTGGATAAGTGCAGTCCATGCGATAATCGCTAGTATGGATAGATTAGAAGATTGGGATGAGGTATTCGAAAATTTTGATATTTGGAAAAATATCAAAAAGGAGGAGTAGGATGAAAACTCCGTATTGCATAAAGATTTGTACAAAATGTAGAAGAATATTAGTTGCCTGCGAGAAAAATTTTTCTAAAATGAAAAACGGAAAATGGAAACTGAATAGCATATGCAAACGTTGCAATAAAAGATATAGAGAAGAGCATAAAGAAAAAATAGCAAAGTATAAGAAGAAATATTATCAAGAACATAAAGAAGAAAGAAATGAATATAAAAGACAACATAGAAAAAATAATCCTCATATATATTTCAACTCTAGCAATAAGAGAAGAAAACTGAAAGAAAATCAAGGTCGTGGGATAACTAAAGAACAATGGTTTGAAATGATGAATTTCTTTGATTGGAAGTGTGCTTATAGTGATGTATATATAGGTGGAGAAAGTAAACATAGAACCATAGACCATATAGTTCCGTTATCACAAGAAGGTGAAAACGAACCTTGGAATTGCGTACCCTGTTTTGACAAATACAACTATGAAAAATATGACAAGGAATTAATAAATTGGTATATTAAACAAACTTTTTATAGTGAAAGTAGGCTAGAGAAGATTTATAAATGGCAAGAATATGCTAAAAGAAAATGGGGAGGTGAATAAATGGCATCATTTAAAAGTTTTATTGCTGACCTTTTCGGCAATGTAAGAGATGAAGAAGGTAATTTATTAGGAACGGTACTTGGAAAAGAAACAGTAGATATTTATTATAAAGAATTAGCTATTGCCTTATGTGTCAATTTAATAGCTAATAGCTTATCGGAATGTACAATAAGAACCTACCAAAACAACATAGAAGTATTTGGCATGGAGCATTATATATTAAATTACAGACCTAACATAAATGAAAATAGCTCAGTATTTTTTCATAAAGCTATAGAAAAAATGGTTTATGAAGGCGAGGCACTTATAGTAAATATAAAGGATAACTTATATGTGGCCGATAGCTATACGGTAGACAGTTTTCCAGTTAAAGGTAATGTTTATTCTAATATTAGAATTGATACTTTAAGCCTGAATAAGAAATTCAAGCAGGATGATATTATACTTCTTAGATTAAACAACGCTAATATTAAACGCTTAATAGATGACCTATATAGAAGTTATGGAGAATTATTGAAATACTGCATAGAAAAATACAAGTTAGACAACCAAGAAAAATATGTACTTGAATTGGATAATGTAAAAGTTGGTGACAAATTATTCAATGAGAAATTCAAAGGAGTTATCCAAGAACAGTTACAAGACTTTCTAAATAATCAAAAGACGGTATTACCTTTATATAAAGGACAAACGTTAACAGATGTTAGCAAGGATACAGGGAATGGTTCTAGTGGTGATTTACAAGCCTTAATAGAACAACTTTTTAAAATGGTAGCACAGGCTTTTAATATACCTATAGATTTACTATTTTCTAGGACAAATAATAACGTATCCCAAGTAGTAACACAATTCTTAACTTTCTGTATTAATCCGGTTGCTTGTATGATAGAAGAAGAGCTAAGTGCGAAATTGTACGACGGGTATGCAGGTTTTGCTCAAGGAAATTACATTAGAGTTGATACAAGCGATATTAGACATATTAACATATTAGACGTTGCACAAGCTATTGATAAAATATTAGCTAGTGGAGTTTTAAATGTAAATGAAATAAGAACTCTAGTTGGATACAATGAATTAGATGAAGAATTCGCTAATAAACATTGGATGACTAAAAACTATAGTTTAGCTGAAGATGTCTTAAAAAGTACTACTGAAGGAGGTGAAAATGTAAATGGAGAATAAATATTTTCAATTTGCAAAAGAAAATAATATAGCTGCTATAAAAATATATGGTGATATAGTAGATGAGGCATTTTACGAAGGAAAAATTAGTGCGCTGTCATTTGCACAGGAATTAGACTCACTAGGAGATGTACAAGAAATTAAAGTATATATCAATAGCTACGGTGGAAGCGTTTCGCAAGGTCTAGCGATATATAACCAACTTAAAAATCATCCAGCTAAGGTCACTACGGTATGTGATGGCTTCGCTTGCTCCATAGCCTCAGTCATATTCCTAGCAGGTGATGAACGTATTATGAATAATAGTTCCATATTAATGATTCATAACCCATGGAGCGTGATGGCAGGAAATGCAAATGAATTTAGAAAAGAAGCTGATAACCTAGACAAAATGGGTGATTTATCTATTGATATTTACATGAAAGCTACAGGGTTATCTTATGATGAAATAAAAAGAATGCTAGATGAAGAAACGTGGATTTCGCCTACAGAGGCGTTAAGTATGGGGTTCGCTACTTCGATAATTCAAGAAAAAACGCCTAGCTTAATTAGTCAATCAGTAAAAGAAAGTCTTATGAAAATGATTTGCGAGAAAGTAGTAAAAAAAGAAATAACAGAAAATTCTACAATGGTAGAGGATAATAAAATCGAGGAGGTTGTAGTCGAAATGAAATTAAACGAAAATAAAAATAATAAAGAAATGGAGATGGAATTTGATATGTTAAACAGAGACAATGAGGTAATGAAAGGTAGAGGACAAAGACAATTAACTAGTGCTGAGGAAAAATTCTACGACAAATTTATACAAAGTGCTAAATCTAGAAATCCACAACAGGCTTTTATTGAATTAGAAGGTAATGAAGAAACTGCTATGCCAGAAACAATAATAGAAGATGTATTCAAAGATATGGTAGAAAATCATCCTTTATTAGCTAGAGTTAATGCAGTGTATGCAGGATATTCTACTAAATGGATATTAAATGCACATGAAAAACAATCAGCAACATGGGGTGAAGTAGATTCTGAAGTAACTAAAAAAATAAAAGGTGCTTTCAAAATGGTAGATATAAAACAACACAAATTAAGTGCTTTTGCACAAATACCAAAAGGAATACTTGATTTAGGGAAACATTTCCTAGACGCTTATATAAGAAAAGCTCTAGCTGATTCTATAGCTTGTGCTTTAGAAAACGCTGTGGTTAATGGGGATGGAAAAAACTGTCCAGTAGGATTAATGAAAAATTTAACAGGAGCAATCGATGGAGTTCATCAAGATAAAGAGGCTATAGCAATGACTGAATTTTCACCAGCACAAGTTAATGCAGTAGTAGCTAGAATAGCAGAGACTGAAAATGGACATCAAAGAAATGTAAATCAAGTTCAGCTAATAGTTAATAACGTTGACTACTTAACTAAAGTTTTACCAGCTATACAAACTTTAAATTTTGAAGGTCAATATGTTGCAGAGATGCCATTCCCAACAGAAATAATAGTTTGTAACGAAGTACCTGAAGGGAAAGCAGTTATGTGTAAATTAGATGAATATTTCTTAGGGCTAGCAAATGGAAAAGAAGGACAAATTGAATTCTCAGATGATTATAAATTCTTAGAAGATTTAAGAACTTTCAAAGTTAAAGTATATGCTACAGGTATGCCAATGGACAACAATATGGCACAAGTGCTTGACATAAGCGGTTTAGCAGAAAAAGTTATAAAAACTAAACAAGTTTAATAATTAGAGGGTATTAAACCCTCTTTTTATTTTGAGGTTTAAATTTTAAAGTTATAAACATAAGGTGGGAGAATTTGAAGCCCCTTAGAATCGATTTAAATAGGTTGTTATTTTGTAGAATTTTACAAGGGGGAGGGATTAAAATAGAAAATTTATTAGGATTACTTAAAAATGAACTATTTATAACATGGGAAGATATAGAAACAGATAAACGCCTAAGTAGAATAATAGAAAATGCTATCCCTACAATGAACTTTAAGATAGGCGCGAATATAGACTACGAAGTCGCAGGACAAGAACAAAATTTATTTTTAATATATTGCGCCTATGTATATAATAATTGCGTCAAAGATTTTGATATTAACTATCAACCAGAATTAAATCAATTAAGAATATTTTACGAGGTGCGAGAAAATGAAGAATGATAAAAGGATTAATAATTTTCTCGATGGTTTTTTATATGTTTATAGAGATGAAAAAATTCTAAATTCATTCGGCGCAAAAGTGGGCAATAATACCTTAGAAGATAAAGAATTATTATACAAATTAGGTTATTCTGAAACGTTTAAAAGATACCAAGATTATGAGTTAGCGAATGCTAGTAATAGTGACCTTACTTTAAAAGTAAAAACTCATTTAGTTAAAGGTATTCTTAGTACAGACAAAGTAGTAATAGATAATATTATTTACAGCATCATTTATCTAGATGAAGATAAGGCGAACAGAGTGATGTATTTTTATCTTGAAGAAGATGGCATTATTACTAAACGGGTGAGTCAGAATTAGTTTACATTTGCGACTCTAGAGGTGTTATACTACTGAAGAAATAAATGACTTATTAGAAAAAACAGATAATTTAAATCTATCCGGATATGCAACTAAAGATGAAGAATATACCAAGGAAACCACACAGAAATACCAAGTGGCGCAACTTTCGATATACAGGCTACAGAAAAATATAATGTTGACGGTTATAAAGGTTGTACCTTAGAAGCTGCAAATGGCGAAACAGTTTATCTATACTAAATAGACACCTCTAACGCTGAGGTTGAGACTGATAACGGCGGAGTTATATTCTTTGGTGATAGCATCATGGACTTCTCGAATATACCTAGTATGTACTCTAAGAGAACTGGAAAACTAGTTATAGATTGTACAGCAGGAGGAACTCGTATGTCGGATAGCCGATGCAATTGTTAACTAAAGGGGAGGTAGTGCAAAAATGGAAAAACTAGAGCAAATAAATAAATGCTTAGAAAGTTTTAATATGCCGGTTTATTATGGTAAAAGTTTCTGCAAAGCGAATGATAAATGGAACTACATAGTTTTTAATAGACAATCATTTTCAAAAGGTGGTTCTAGTAATAATGATTATATATTTTATTATCAAGTTCATATAATCCAAGAACATTTTATAATAGAGGGATTAGAGTCAGAAATTATTAGGGCTATGAAGGAACAATGTAATTTAAAATTTACAGGACAATCACAGTATAATTATGTAACTAAGAATGACTCTGTAATAGTTGAAATGCTAACACTACAATTTTCTAGAACCGTCAAAGGGTGCGGACTATAATGGCGGGTGTTAGATTTACTTTAAAAGATAAAGATATAGACAATCTAATAGATGCTATAAAGGGTTTTGCCGGAGATGCAGAAAATGCGATGTCAGATGCTTTAGAAAATAAAGTTGCAGAAATATTAAAAAATAGTATAGAAAATCTAATACCTGTATCTGACAGAAATAAAACTCATGCAAGGTATTCAGCACCTTTTACAGATGATATGCAGGGCAAATTAAGTGTGTATATACATACTAAAAAAGCGTATCACTATTTATACTTTCCAGATGAAGGAGAGGGAACTAGCAAAGGACAAATGCCTCACAACTTCACAGGTGAAGGGGTAGAAAAAGAGTACGACAGTGCGATTAATATTTTATTAGACGCATTAATTAATGAATGGAATGAATAATTTAAAAAATCGAAAGGAGAATTTAAAATGGCAAAATATGAATCAGTATTTAGTGAATTTGAAATAAAAAACGCAAGTGTGAAATTCGCTGACGGTGAAAGTTTTACAAAATTAGGTTGTGTAGGCTCAGCAGATGATGAATTAGAAGTAAAAGTAGTAACTAAAAGCTGTGAGGGCGTAGTAGTTAAATCAGTTGCAAGAGGGGCTGGTAACGGTACCTTAAATATGTCTTTACATATGAAATACTCATTATATGCAGAGGCATTAGGAATGCAACTAGAAGGTCTAAAAGACGGAGTAATGGCTTATGGAAAAAACAGTAAACATAAAGAATTCACTCTAGTAGCTGAAATATACGACGAGGATGGGAACAAAAAACTAGTAGCTTATCCGAAATGTGTAATGGCATCGGCACCAAGCGCAACAATAGAAAATGGTGCAGAAGAAGTTGCAGAAATAGAAATGGAAATTAATTTATTCGCAGATGATTTAGGAAACTGCAAGTATGAGGCGATAGTAGGAGCTTTAAGTGAGGACATTAGCGAGCAATGGATGAACAATTGGTCACAAGAACTAGTGCAAGCATAGAAAATAGGAGGGAACATGAAAAATACTTATCAAGAATTTGAGTTAGTTGATGGTGAAAAGGTTAAATTAACTTTAAATTTTTCTAGTTTGTTAAAAATAAAAAATAAGCACACAGACTTATACAATGACTTTATGAAAATAATGCAAGGGGAAGAAGATTTTGACATTATTTATGACTGTTTAAAAGTCATTTATGTAGCCTATCTATGTGCTAATATAGAAACAGATGATTATTTATCAGAGGAGGAATTTATCGAAAAGCTACCTTTCAATATAGAAAAAATTAATTTATTAGTTAATAAAATGATGATGATGGGAAAGTAGGGTTCGCTGAGGCGTTCAAAAAAGCTACAAAAACAAAGCAAAAAAAGAAATCACGTAGGCAACCCAAAATAGTATTTGAACAAGTAGAAGACTATTATACTTATTATGTATTGATAATGGGTATCAGTGAAGAGATTTTTTGGAACGCTGACATCTCTTTTCTGGTAACGGTGTTAATGAATAAAAACGCATATGATGATTATATGAGCTACTTAAAAGAAAAGGAATACGAAAAAAGGAATAAATGATATCACATAGTCCTCCTTATTTATAGGAGGGCTTTTTAAAAAAGAAAGTTGGTGAGAAAATGGCAAAAGGTGATAAGACTGCTCGCGTTTTATTTACAGCGGAAGTGTCGCAGTTTACAAAAGGGATAACTCAAATAAATAAATCTTTAAGTAATTTAAAATCAGACCTTAAAGCCTGTAATGCAGACCTAAAAGCAAATGGCAATAGTTACGAAACATTATCTAATAAACAGAAGAGTTTGAAAAATATTACAGACCAATTAACCGATAAATTAGAGTTACAGGAAAAATGTTTAAGAGAGGCGAAGGAAACTTTAGGAGAAGGCTCGGAACAATACAATAGGTACTATAGAGCGGTAAATAACACAAAAGCTGAACTGACTAAATTTCAGAGAGAATTACAGGATACGGGAAAAGCGTTAGACAGTTTAAATGATGAACTTAAAGAAGTTGATGATACTAATATTGACTTAGGCGGTTCTATGGGCAGTGCAACTGCTGGAATGAAAGGGATGTCTACAGGTTCTATGGCTTTAGGTTCAGCATTAGGAAATCTCGCAAGTAATGCTATTAGTTGGTGTATTGATAAACTTGCAGATTTCACACAATATCTATTAGAGTTACCGGAGGCTACCGAGGAATTTAGATTGCAAATGGCAAAATTAGAAGGGTCTACTACACAATATGGTTATAGCGTAGTAGATACAAATGAAAAAGTTAAAGAAATGTACGGCTACTTTAATGATGAACAGGTGGCAGTTAATGCGATTGCAAATCTACAAGGTATTGGACTTACACAAGAAGACCTAAATTTAACTTTGGATTCAGCCGTAGCAGTTTGGACTGCCTATGGTGACTCAATACCTATTGAAAGTTTAACAGAGTCCATAAATGAAACAGCACAAGTAGGCAAAGTTACAGGTTCATTAGCTGACGCGTTGAATTGGGCAGGTATATCGGAAGAGGAATTTAATAAAAAATTAGAGGCTACAAAAGGAACGCAAGAAAAAGCAAAACTAATTACAGATACTTTAAATGGTGCTTACAGTGACAGTAAAAGAGTATTCGATGAAGCCACTGGCAGCATACAATCTTCTAGACAGGCGACGTTTGATTTAAAACAAGCTGAAAGTGACTTAGCGGGTGAGGTTGAGGGTGTTGCAACAGAGCTAACAGAATGTAAAAATGTACTCTTAAATGAAGTTGCACCAGCTTTTGAAGGAGCAGGGGGAAAGGTAGATGGATTATCAGAGTCATTACAGGGGCTTTTAAATAGTAACTTTTGGACCGTTATTACAACTGTAGGACAAACCATAATAGATATCTTTGAAGGAATTACAAGAACATTAGGACTAGTAGGTCTTATGCTTGCAGAATTCGTAGAGGCTGGA